AAACTCGGCTTCTTTCATATTAGCCTTTTTGGACATCGATTTCAAAATCTTAGCTTTAGAAGGATCATCTTTCCACTCTAAATACAATTGCTTCGGCGTTTTAGAACATTTTGTCAAAGCAAACTGATATGCAGTATAACAAGCCATATACGTTATGTAGTTTGTTCCTAAACTATCATAAGATTGCCCTAATGCTTTTAAGACTAATCCTACATAACCTTCCGACTCTAAAACTGCACATAATCTTACACAAGGTTCTAAAAATGTTTTATATGGTAGTACTGGGGCAGAATTTGGAATCATTGATGCTATAAAATATCTTTTCAAATAACGCGGCCCTGTATAGATCAAAGTTCCATTAGAAAAGTCTACTTGCGACAAGAACTTCTCATACTCTTTAAAATCTCGTAACTCCATTCCCAAAAATTCTTTCAAGAATCTCGCCCAAGAATTTGCATTGATTAGATGACGTAGTTTTTTAACACAACACCAAATATTATCATCACCATAAACAATGATAGCTATGAATCCTGCTAATAAACACTGATGTATAAATGGTGCCGATGAGGGATGCATATGTTTAATGTGCTCTATATATAAAAAGAAACATAATGCCATTATCCATGAATCTCCATGAGATGTTTCTTTTCCTCCTGAGTACATTACTCCCCTTATCAATCGCCAAAAATTTCCTGGTTGCAGTGTAATTTTATTAGTAACATGATACAACAATAATAAATATAATTTCTTCAACAATCGTCGTTGTGATCGATTCATTCTATTCCAAGCGTAATATCTCGCTCCTGCCGCAAGGTAAACATATAACATCCAATCAGCTATGTGTTTGTCTAAAGAGGTGATATCTCCATCTACCCAAAAAATGTCTTCATTATCATAATTCAAAACTACAGCTAATTGATACCATCCGCCATACCAAGGAGTACAGCCTATAGTTATCAATTCACCTCGTTCTATTAACATTCTATTTTTATGAAGCAAATCACTCAACAATGTTAATGTCAAGCTAGGTATAAAAAATTCCCGCACTTTATACAATGCTTTTGGAATTTTTGAGAGAAGTTTTTCAAATAAATATCGTAACTCTGGCTTTAATTTAGTAACGTTAAATGGTGTAAATTCTGGTTCTCTATCGTTCGCTAAATCAATCATTATACCATGTAATTCTCTA